AAATGAATATAATTCCATGGCTTATGAAGTCCGAATGAATCCCAGCATGGTATTGATTCCATTGCGAAGGCGCACGCTTTATCAAGAGGGGGTTTATTTATTACAAATTTACTAATATGACAATCCTCTCCACCAGGGCTAGGAGTATAAGGGTGTTCTTGAAGTGTAATAATCATAGCAGAACGTCTGCGTAAAGAAAACCCTCCATTTCCAACACCGTTTGTAGATGATGAATTGTGTAATTCACCAGACCAAGGCGCTCCTACATAATCGTATTCCAAAAAATAATATATATTATTTTTATTTCGCGGAATAATCATAGAATCTGTTTCCATAAAAAGACAAATCTCTGTGGGTAAAGACTTATAAAAATCTATTGATGTTTTTAATGCGGCATAAGCAGCATAGTCTAAATTATCTACACCAAGTCCCCTAAATGTTATACGTTTCTTCTTCTCATCTGTAAGGGCATCTACGATTTTGTCTAAATACTCTTTATTTTTTGTTCCGTGGAAAATTAGTAAATTCCAACGCTCATCCAAATTATCTAACGCATTACGAATTACATAATCTAGTGCCTTATGTTTTCTCGGTTCAATAAGAACTACTGTGTACATTATTTAAATTAATATGAAAAATATTCTTTAGCCCTAAAGATAAAAATTGATTGACCCCCACCCTTGATAAATAACTATAGGAAAATGGCAGCCACACAGTACAAGAAGCACACGCACCGCGAGCACATTCTGGAGCTCCCTGATACATATATTGGATCAGTGGAAACCACAGAGGAGTTTCGCTGGGTTTATAATGCTACCGCCCAGCCGCAGCCAAAGATGGTACATCGCCGTGTCCGATTCAATCCAGGTCTCTACAAAATCTATGACGAAGTGCTCGTAAATGCGCGCGACGCTTTTATTCGTTCGTCTGAAGCCGGCAAGACCCCTGTCAAGCAAATCTCCATTACCTGTGAGGATAGCACCGAGGGATTTCGTGTAACAGTCGAGAATGATGGTGATGGTATTCCTGTAGAACTACATCCCACAGAGAAGGTCTATGCCCCTGAACTCATCTTTGGCCACCTCTTGACGTCCGGAAATTACAACAAAGAAGAAGAGAAGATTGTTGGCGGAAAGAATGGATATGGTTCTAAGTTAGCAAATATCTTCTCCAAGCGATTCACGGTGAATGTTAAAGATCCTGCTCGCGGCCTCTCATATTCGCAGGTATGGCGTGATAACATGTCTGTATGTGATAAGCCTACTGTCAAGAAGGGTGGGACAGCCAAGGGCTCTGTTGCTGTTAGTTTTGTACCAGATCTCGCGCGCTTCCATGGAGCAAGTACTGATGGAAAAACAGTCTCTGAGGATATGCGAACAGTACTTCATACTCGCGCTCTAGAACTCGCTGCTCTTGTTGGTAAGGACTGTAAGGTTATTTATAATGGTACTACTTGTGCTGCAAATACATTCGAAAAGTTTATTCGCCTCTTTCTTCCGAGTAGTTCTACAACTGTTGCGTATGAACGCTGCGGACCTCGTTGGGAGATTGCTGCGGTTCTCTCTCGCGATCTCTATGGGGAAGAGAGTGTTGGCGCAGAGGAAAAGCATATTTCCTTTGTAAACGGTATTAATACTCGTCTTGGAGGTAAGCATGTAGAATATGTCGCAAAGCATGTACTTGGTGAGGTGTGTGAAGTTGCTCAGAAGAAGCGTAAACTTGATATTAAGCCTGGACAAATTAAGGATTCCGTTGTATTCTTTGTGGCCGCTACTATTGTAAATCCTTCATTTGCCTCACAGACGAAGGAGACACTCACAACAACCGCAAGCAAGTTCGGGTCAACGCCATTTAGTTCAACAGGGGCTGGTTCTAAACTTACAGAGGGTCTTATCAAGGCTGGTGTTCTAGATGAGGCACAAGCAATTGCTGATGCGAAGGCCTCCAAAGATGCTAAGAAGACTGATGGCTCAAAGCGCCGCACAATTCGCGGCCTCCCTAAACTTGAGGATGCTCTCTGGGCTGGTACTCCTAAATCCGTCGAGTGTACGCTAATCCTTACAGAGGGTGATTCAGCCGCAACGAGCGCGATTGCCGGCCTCAAGGTAGTCGGTCGTGAAGCATGGGGCGTCTTTCCGTTGCGTGGTAAACTACTGAATGTTCGTGATGTGAGCACAAAAAAGGCGGCAGAAAACAAGGAACTAACTGAGATTAAGAAGATTCTTGGTTTGGAACATGGCCGCAAGTATAAGGATGTGAAGGATCTGCGGTATGGCCGCATTATGATTATGAGCGATCAGGATGTTGATGGGTTTCATATTCGTGGCCTCCTGATGAATCTCTTTCATACTGAGTGGCCATCGCTTATGAAACTAGCTTCAGGTTTTATCTGCTGTCTCATTACTCCGCTGCTTAAGACCACCAAGGGCGCCAAGACTCTTGCATTCTACAGTGAGTCCGAATATGAAGGCTGGAAGGCGACAGCGGAGGGGTCTGTCCCAGGATGGAAGACCAAATACTACAAGGGATTGGGCACCTCAACGCCAGCAGAGGCTCGTGAATGGTTTGAACAGTTGAATGATATTAAGTATATTTATGATGAGAGTACTGATGGCTCAATGGAACTCGCTTTCAGTAAGTCAAAAGCAGATGAGCGCAAGCAGTGGCTCAGCAAATATAATCAGAAACTCTTCTTAGACCCTAAGGGTCGCCAGGTAAGTTATACAGAGTTTGTAAATAAAGAACTGATTCATTTCTCCAATGCGGATAATATTCGCAGTATTCCAAATATCATGGATGGGCTCAAGCCATCTCAGCGCAAGATTATCTGGTCTGCTCTGAGGCGCAACCTGCGCTCAGAAATCCGAGTTGCCCAGCTCGCAGGCTATGTTTCGGAGCATGCGGCCTACCATCATGGTGAGACTTCCCTTACAGGTGCTATTACCGCAATGGCACAGACTTTCGTTGGCAGCAATAATATTAACTTGCTTGTTCCTGTTGGGCAGTTCGGTTCGCGTCTTCAGGGTGGTAAGGACGCGGCATCTCCCAGGTATATCCAAACATATCTGGAGGCGATTGTTGATATGATCTATAAAAAGGAGGATTCGGCGATTCTTCGTTATACTGATGATGACGGTGTAAAGGTGGAGCCTGAGACATACTTGCCTGTTCTCCCTATGGTTCTTGTAAATGGTTCTATTGGTATTGGTACAGGTTTCAGCACAGATATTCCCCCATTTCATCCCTTACAGTTGGTGAATCAGTTGCGTACTCGGCTACGTGGAGAGGTTGAGACACTAGCGAATGTTACGCTGGACCCCTGGTGGTTTGGTTTCAAGGGTCGCACAATGCGGCAGGCGGCTGCAGGGGTCTGGACTACTCATGGTAATTATACATGGGATGATACGAAACAGACTGTTACTGTAACTGAACTCCCTGTTGGGACGTGGTCAAAAGATTACAAGGAGTTTCTGGATGGGCTGCTAGATCCGAGTGATAAGGCAAGTGCGGCCACGCCGTCTGAGGCGCCTCTGCGGTCATTTGATGACTTATATAACGATGTAGATGTGAAGTTTGTATTATATTTCGACCAGAATCAGTATTATGGCTGGAAGTCAGATATTCCTGGATTTGAGAAGAAGTTCCAGTTGGTAAATACTCATCGCAGTACAAATATGGTTGCTTTTGATGCTGGCGGTTCTCTACGAAAGTTTGCGAATGTAGGAGAGATTCTGGAGCACTACTATGGAGCGCGCCTGAATGCTTATGAACTCCGTCGGCAGCATCAGATTGGTGTACTAGAGGCGCTACATGTGGAAACGGATGCTCGTATGCGCTTTATCGCCGCAGTGCTTGATGAGAGGATTGTGTTGGCGCGTGCTTCTGATGAGAGTATTGTTGCTGCTATTCGGCGCGAGAAACTTCCTCCGATCTCGGAACCCTCTGAGCCGGCATCAATCAAGGCGTATGAGTATTTGCTACGCATGCGCCTAGATCGTCTAAAGGCGTCGGCTGTTGCTGATCTTGAGAAGGAGTTGGCTCTGCTAGTAGAACGTATTGCTACTCTGCGGGCGACAAAGCCTGATGCGATGTGGCTCACGGATTTGGCGGAGTTTGAGACTATGTGGTCATCTTATGCGAGCACTCGTCAAATTGTGATGTCGGCAGCCCCGTCTGATGGCGCGACGGATCCTAAGAAGCGAAAGGTTCAGCGAGTTAAGGGTTCACATAAAGGGGTTTAGTGGCAGAGTACGTGTGCCAGCACTAGACATACTCTGAGCATGTTGTAATGGAACTGGCATATGACTAATATCGTTTAGATAGTATTGATAATGCTGAACTTCCGCCATAATTTTCGGAACACACCATTCTAGAACAAGTTGATTTAGTTCGGCAACTTGCCCTGGGATATTTGTTGGTAGATTTTTTGCATACTGATAAAAAAGTCCACGCATAACAATCTGGAGTTCATCGGCTGATTGATTATCTATAATCCACTGTTTATCACCTGATTGCCGATAAACTTCAGAACGAATGGCATTTTGGACAGTATCAATATTCTTCTGGCTAAAGTACACATCGGTAAGTTGATTTGTTTCCCAATTTCCTCTAAGCATATCTGTCTGCGCATCTTTCCCCACAGTGGTACGGTAGCCAAATCCAGCAGTGGCCGGATCTTTTAGGAAACCTCCAGCGGATGGCTCTTCCGCAAGATTAACACGGCCATTTTGTCCTTTATAACCATAGACTGTGGCGGGGAGTTGAAAATCTACAGTAGTATTTAAGGCAGGTTGTTGGCTCGCCATCTGTCTCTGAAATTATCTTTTAAATTTATTGTTGCCGCGAAAAAAATCTCAGGGTCTAATATAAACAAATGACTTCCGTTTCGCCCCACATCAAGACAATCCCCTCCGAGTCGTCCTACTTCATCAATCTCGCCAATATGGCGACAAATGCGGCGGCGGCTGCCCCAGTAGGCAGAGTATTTAATTACAATCCCTCTGTCAATGCGCCTGTTTTCTCTACTGCAACATGGGCTTGCAATGGTATTACTTCTACTATCTTACAGACTGCTGGCGCGGCGATCCTGAAGGATCTCGGCACAACTGTTGTGTCGTCTCTCCGTACCTTCCGCAAGGTACAGCTGGTTGTCTCCTCCATCTCGTCTGGTGTATCTATCGGCGCCCCTGTAGCCAACCAGGCTGGTCCCACCGGTACCCCTGTGGCGGGCGAGGAGTACTACTCTGGCTACATTGAGCTGGTTGGTGCGTATGGCACAAATGTATCGGCGGTTGGTAATATCGCCCCAGTTGCCCGCCTGGGTTAAATTAGACTTTGCCACTGCGGCTGTTGGTAGAGTAACATATGGTATTAAAAATTAAAATATAATATGGTTTAATTTTTAATAGAATTTTAAGCAGATTTTTAAGCAGAATATAATTTGTAAAAAAAATCTAGATTATAGGTATATAGAAATGACCTCTGTTATGCCCC